ATGTCGGTATTGTTGCCTGGGGTAGTGGAAAATTCACTGATTTTGGTCTTTGACATGATTATTCAACCTCAACGGGAGGGGTAAGCAACCCACGCATTGCGCCTGGCGCACTGAAGTACGTAGCTGGGCCACGTTGAACAGGACGCCCCATTAGAATCTGAGAAATTAACTCGTCGACTTTAGCTTGAGTTCTTGCCCCTGCAAGCTCTCGTGCAACAGAACCAACCGCAGGCGCAGCAACAGCACCAACAGGCCCGCCAACAGCATATCCAGCACCAGATGACACGCCACCAGAGACTACGCCAGTAGGAGCCAACTTGCCAAAATAACGCAGTACGTTCTCGATAGAGCCGCCACGAACAATGTCTTTAATTAACACCTGCTCTTCTTCGTTAAATTTTCGCATCCGAGTCTTGTTCTTTGCCAGTTGTCTAAACTGGATTCGTATAGCGTTCTCAATACCTGATTGGCTGTAGTTTGTTGCGCTGTTAGCAGCCCTTTCCATCAACTCATCGATTTCTTGAGCTTTTGCGCCTTTGCTATACAGATTGCGTGCTTCTTTTAAATACTGTACTGATGTTTGCGGCTCAACAGCCTCACCAGAAAGCTGTCTCAACAAAGCCTGCAAGTTGGGCGCAGATACAACTAAATCTTCGTCTTTTATACCACTTACGAAGTCATCAAGTTTTGACTTTAAAGCAACACCCATCTTTGACTCAGACGGGTCTGTTGATGCTGCTGCGTTACTAGCAATGCGACGCAATCTCTCAACACGATCTAGCGACAGCGGTTGTTGAGCCTGAGCATTAAATTCATCTAAAAATGCAGCAATCTTAGGTTGTGCAACAGGCAGATAACCTAGATCATCAACAGTCTTAAATAGCTCTTTAGACGTCTTTTGCAAACTCTGCGGGCTAATAATCACACCAGAAAGGTTCGCTCGTTCGTATGCTGCGCTTGCGGCTTGTTTCATCGCCTCAGCAGTCGGCACAATCTCGCGCTCGCCTCTACGGGCGCCCATAGCACCGCCAGCAACAAGTGACGCCAACATCCCGGCAGTTTGGCTATCTGCAACATCTGCGACAGCTTCACCAACCGGAGGAGCAGCAGCTCCGGCTAAGATCTGTTGACCAGGCGCAGCAGCCATTTGACCAGCCATAGCCCTGCCGGTAGGTGTTACAGCGGTTTGTGCAAGCCTTGCCATTCCTGGGAGCGTGCCCATAGCGCCAGCAGCACCACCGCCAGCAGCGGTCATCATTTGCTCTGGTAGGGTTTCTGGTTGAGGCAAACCCATCATCGTCCCAACTCTACCAATTGCCTGCATAGGCGTTGGGATGCGCATTGATTCTGGCGCTGCGACGTTGTACAACTGAGTTGCAGCTTCAGCGGCTGGCACAGCGAGAGCACCAGCAGCCATTCCAACCGGGCCAAATGGAGCACCAATTGCAGCACCAGTTGCAACAGGCAATGCACCCCTAGCAACCAAACCAGGAATTCGCATAACCCGTTCTTCAATGGGCCTGCCACGAGTTAAATAGTCCAATGACTCAGTAGACGAATACCCGGCCTTCATGGCTTCCGTTAACGGGTCTGCTTGGATGCCTTCTTTAATCAGGTAGCTAACAATTTCGTCATCTTTGTAGCCTTGAGCACGAGCCTGATTGATCCGGTCAGCAATGCTTTTAGCCATGATCGTTACCGCCGTTTGAAAATATCATCAAGAGTCTGTGCTGGCGCTGTTTGGCGCTTAATCACCGACTTGCGAACATCTTCTTCAAGAGTCCTATTTCGAGGGTAATCCAACTGATATGCATCATACAACCCCTGCATTGCTTCTACAGTTGCATTGCTGAGGATGTCTAGTTGCTCACGAAGTTGGTCAACGGTTTGTGCCTGCGACAATGCAGCTTTTAGGTTCTCAAACCTTGCGCCTTCACGTTCCGTTAATGAGCCAACACTAGACCCCGTGGGCGATTGTTGACGCAAGTTCAGAATGCCAGCAATAAAGTTTCGGTTCTTAAGATTGTCGAGCAAAGCTGCCGCATCAGCCGCTTTTGTACCAGGAATAGCAGACAAAGCTTGCCCGCCAAACCCGGTTGCAGTTTTAAGACCAGGATGGTTTCTGACCTGTTCTACAGCATCACGCAAATCACGCAAGTCTTTAATAGCCGATCTTGTTGCTGTTACCACTTTAGGTTGTGCAACCTGTAGCTCATTTTTAAACTTAAGCGGTATGGCTTCGTTTTGAATAGAAGGAACCATACCGGCAGTAGGTTCTACTCCAGTAGGTGCCGCAGTAGGCTGAGCTGGCGGTTGAGCTACAGAAGGTGTAGCAGTTGGCTGTGGAGCAGCAGGCATACCAGTACCAAGAACCGGGAATGTCGGCCCAGAAAGTGCTCGAATTGTTCCAGTAAGATCAATGCCAGTTTCTGCTTTCAGCGTTTCTGCTTTAATTAGCATGTCCGCCAAATCTTTTGGTGAAGGCGTTTGCTGGAACTTTAAGATATCAGCAAGTTGATTTGGCTTAAGTTGGTCAACTGGCGTGCCTGGGAAGTTAACAGCGGCATACAATGAGCCAAGATCAGATAGTTTTGGCGTTTGCCCAGGCTCAAAAACAACTGATGTCTTGTCGGTTATTGGGTCAACTTTAACAAGTTTCCCGCCAATTTCTCGATAATCTGGCTTAGCAGGAGTACGCATTTCCTGAGCTGTTTTAGCTGCGGTTGTGAATTTTGACAACTGTTCCGGCGGCAAGAACTGAGCAAGCTGACTCATAGCCTCTTGATCGCCTGCCAACGCTCTCGGAGCAAGTTGCTGCATCATCTGCTGCATTTGCTGCTGTTGACGCTGCTCTGCAATCTTCCGCGCAAGTTCCATCTCTTGCAGACGTTGGCTATATACGTTTTGATATGCCTGCTGACCAGCAGACAAACCTTGTATCAACCCTTGTCCCAAACCAGGACGTACAGCAGCAGGCCCACCAGCAGCCAACAGACCTAGGCCGAGGTTCAACAGACCTGCTTGCCTAGCCTGACCCTGTAGACGTTTAGCCTCTTCCTCACCCAACAGACCAGATGCGTAAGAGGGTGCTTGCGGAAACAACAGAGATGCAATATCCATGATTCACCTCACAGCAGCGTTACTGGGCGCTGTTGAACGAGTTTAGGTGCGAGTAATGACTGAATGGGGCTGGTAATGTCTACGGGTCTACCAGGCGTAACAGATGCGGAAGGCGCTGCTGTTGGAGATCGTGACAACAGACCGCCGATGATAGGCCCAAGAAAATTAGAACCGCTACCTTGCTGTTGACCGCTACCTGTTGCAGCTTTGAATGCTTCTTTTAGCGCATCAGTTACATTTCCAGCAAATGCCCCACCAGTCAGATAGTCAGTAACGTCTTTAAGTGTAGCAGCAGGGCCAAGTGATGTGATTGGAGACGATGTAATAGGCGCTCCAGTTACCGTTAGGTCTGAAAGAGGCCCATATCCTTCATTGCTATACAGCGCCGCTTTTGTCGGATCGCCAGTGGTAACAGGAGTCATCGACCCTTCAACAGCGGTCGTGTTAATAATGTTTGCTGTGTCAGGCGATAACACGCCAGCAGGAGTTTCAACAACTAGAGGCGTAACAGGTAGCGTAGGGCTTAACATGAGCGCCTGTGCTTCTGGCGTCAACTGACCGGCAATGTTCTCAACAGTAAGCGGAGGCTGGGCAAGAGTTCCTGTTAGAGCAGTATCACCAGGAACCAATACAGGCTCGCTGATAACAGGAGGTGGAGTCATTGAAAGGCTAGGTTCTACCCCAGGCGTGTAGATTCCAGCCTGATTGATAGAATCTAGGATGTTAGACGACCCTAAGAGGCTAGGCGTCCCCATAGACGCCTCTATCGCAGCAAGATCGCTTGCAGCAACTGCGGCAGCATCAGCGCCAGGTGCCATCAACGCACCACCTAACCCGCTTATTAAAAGATCTCTAGTATCACCACCTTTTATAGCAGCTTGACCTACTCCAGCTGCGGCACCAGCTAGAGCAGGGTTTGCCAATAACCCAGCACCAGCAGGGCCAAGCGCTAAACCACCTACGTATGTTAAAAGCGCTGCGTTTGCTGTTTTAGCGAGTTGGTCAACAATCTTGTCTAAACTCGCACTCCCTGTAAGCGTAGACGATTGATATGCACGAGCTTCAGGCGCACCGCTTGCACCATAACTAATAGCGATATTTGTACGATCACCTTGGTCTGTAGGGATAGTCCCCGGAAGTGGGTATACCTCAAACCCACCTGGTGTAGCCTGTCCAGACATCTGCGAGCCTGTGTACCCAAGCTCATTGAAAAGTTTGATTGCTTTTTCACCAGGATAAACAAGCCCTGTCGTTACCTGTCCATAGCCGTCTACATAGGATTGGATTGGTATTAAGTGTTGCGTCTCTGCGGCAGTAAGTTGCCGACCTAGAGCAGGGCTGTAGTATCCACCCAAAACCATCTCAGGTTCTGGACGAGAACCATACATAGGCCCACTTTCACCTTGACCAATGATTTCGTCGACATATCTAATTCGACCTGACGGAACCATGATGTCCGTCACCTGCATTTGCGCTGGGTCAGACGGAAACGCTTCTTTTAGCAGTTCTTGCAGTTGTGACGCTGATACGGCCATGATGTCACCTACTTCTTAATGCCAAGATACGTCAGCAGACCAGACGCAACAGCAGCAGGGATGTTCAGACTGCCATCCGACCCCAACACAGCACCGCCAGCTAGTGCAGCACCAAGAGACTGCAAGGTTGGATCTGATGTGTACTCAGTCGATACGGTCTGACCTGTTGGGATACCAGACATACCTGATAGGAAGGTCTGTAGCCGTATATACGGTGCCATCTCTTCTTCTTGGAATTTCTGCATTTTCCCAAGGTTTTCAGCTTGAGTGTAGCCTTCTTGAATCTGACCGACTCGCAACGCTTTTTCTGCATCGGCATACCTAGCTTGAGACAACGAAGGAGCAAGGGCAGATGCAGCTTCTTGACGCCCACGCTCAGACTCGTAACCTCTAAACGCCAAAGTTCCACCGATGTTGGAAAGTTCCCTCGCTAACCCAGTTGCAGCACGTTCCTGAAGCTGTTGCGCTGCACCAGATCCATATCTACCAGCACGCGAGGCTTGTGAGGTGATGTTCTGAATTTGTTGTTGAAATGCTTCCTCTATAGGCGTTTTGGCCGCAGCAAACGCCCCGGTGAAAAACGGGTTCAAGCCTAGATAGTCACCGCCAATCGTTTTTTCTTGCTGCGAAACAGCTTCTGTCAGAAGTTTGTTAGTGCCAGTGGCAGTGTTGTATGCACTGAGAAGTGCAGCTTTTGTTTCTGCACTTGGCTTAACATATCGATCACCTTGATACACCCCAGGATCACCCTCGCCATACAAAGTTTCTAGTCGATTAGCGGCAAGCTGGTAAAGGTTTGATGCCCCACCAGATGGGGTAAGCGCTCCAGGCGCGGACGTAACGGTAGATGAAGATGGGCCACTCATGTCACACCTCTGCTGCCCACTTGACGGGCTTAAAACCCTGCTCAGGAGCTACCTGCTCCCAGCCAGGACGTAATGATGAAAAGGTTAGTTTCTTAGCACCAGACTCTTTTGCAATCTGCTTGGCAAGCTCCATAGCACCGTCCAGATTCCACTCTGCCCAGCCAGCCCACAAGTGCATTGCAGTCCGCTCTGGCTGCATGACAGCAAACGCTACAGGCTTACCATCTTCTACAGCCAGCCACAATGCTGCACGGCGCTCCTTACATTCAACGTAGACATCTTCCGGCAACCAAGGTTCCGGCGATACTTGCGCGATCTCAACAAGTTTAGGACGCACCCACTCCCATACAGAAGCAAGCTGTTCAGGTTGTACGTATGTTTTAGCCCAGGACGACATATTTGTAGGTTTTGTTAGCAGTTGAGTTAGCAAAATGGTTGACGGTGCATTGACCCTGAATCTGGTTCGATGCGTACACATCCGAGGTTGATGACTCGTCTACCTTGTTAGCAGTGACAATCACACTTGGAGTAGATGGCCGAGTCGGGCTTGTCTGGGTAGGAAGCTGTTCAAGAATCACAGCAGTGTTAGTAGTCGACCACATTATTTCAACGTAGTCACCAGCATTAACTTGGTTGTAAAAGTTTAACGCTGCAATCAAGTGGCCTTTAATAGAACCATGCTTGTTAGGAACCGAGAACTTCGAGTTAGACCCAGCAATGTCAGTACCGTTCTTTCTGAACCACACATCGACATCTTCAATCTGCGAGTTATCGTTAGCAAACTGAATCGAGAACTGGATGTTATAAATACCACCCGTCGCAAACGTGATCCGAGAGTTGCTAACAACACTGACACCGTTGCTGAAGTCTGTCGTGTCTAGTGTGATCGCATAAGCAGTTGTGGTGCTTGCAGCAGACTGGTCTGTGGTGTCTTGAAAAGCCCCGAATGGCACGTTATCCGTGTTAGCCGCAGCAGAGGCAGCTACAAACAGAATAATGCTTTCCTCGCTGATTCTGGGATCATACAGAGTGGTTGTAGTTGCACCACCCGTGGCAAGTGTAATGGTGCCTACAGAGTTGATCTTACCGTCGAGAGTCCGATTGACGATCTCTGCAATGTCCCGAGGTGTACCGCCCTGCTGAGGTAGTCTGCGAAACATCACCGACCCCCTGCTGGGACTATCTCAACCTCTACACCAGTTGCGTTTGTCCAGTTGCCTGTTGGCGTCAGCGAAACCCGGTGATACCGACCGATTGACCGTAGTGGAATTCTGTTTTCACTCGATGCTGCAACAGCGGTTGAGTAGTTCAAATCACCATCCAACCTAAACCTACTAGCGACAGATACTGTTGCAGAACCATTCGCAATGAGTGGCCTCGCAAGCCTCAACATTGTATTAACAGGTTGTTCTATGTCACCTGTCGTAAGAACGGCAGTCAACGGTGTACCGCTGAACGTGACAATCTTTGCGTCCCTAACGCCACCGAGAACGATCTGCCCACCAGCCCACAAACGAGAGTCAAGCGACGCAGGAAGCGCATCCAGTGAGGCAGAATAAATATCTAAACCCTCTACCGTTACAGGCTGTGTCGCCAATGTAGACACATAATCAGCCGTTGTCTGAGCATAAGACCATTTATCTGCTGCCCAGTTATAGATAAGCAGATAGGTTTCGGCAAAGGTATTCTGGAATCCCCAGATCACGACCTTATTAACCGGGTCAATCGCAGCAGAGATGTTCTGAATTACAGTAGGAGCAACGTTATCAAAGAACCACTTGTCTATACGATCATTTCCAATCGGTTTGACAGTCTGCCCATCGCATACATAAAACCCGTCATCAGACAAGAAGTACGTAAAGCCACCAGACTGCACAATGCTACCGCGACTCATGCAGCCAAGACTACGAGTGATATTGTCAAATTGGAAGTACAGGGGCGCACCAATGTACGTCATCCGGTAGATGCTGCGCTCCAACAAGACAATGCCGAACTCACCACCTGTAATCCCCATGATGTCGCCACCATCGGGAATGAACTGGCTATCAGACTGAGAACCAGTACCAGGCGTCCAGTTAGTCTCGTCGTTTACATCTGACCAAAAGACCTTATTTGGATCTGCTGTAGTTCCCGCAGCCACAACAAAGTCCCGAACGACAGTCACATACTTAGCAGCAGGCGCAGCAGCATTAAGGTCTGCAAAATTGGTAGAGGTTCCTAACGTATAACCCTGTAGCTTGTTTTTCCCATTGGACATAATGAGAACGCCACCGAATTGAGCATGATCCCAGAAATCAGTTACCGTATAAGCCGTGACACGAGATACGTCATCTAGCGCAATGTTAGTCGGGTTGAACTTAAATATCTTGTTCTCTCCAGCAGCGAATAGATACTGCGTGCCAGCGAACTTGATCGGTATGGAAACATACAGATTCTGACTAGCTGCGGCACTAATATCTTCTGCTTCTTCCAGCGGCAAATAACCAACATTTGTTGGAATGATGTTCTTAGCCTCTGAGAGATTGGAAGCAACCCCAGGTCTGTCAGGCGTCCACTGATCGAACAGAATCTTCATCGCGCAGTCACCGACATTGTTAGCGGAGATGCACTGAACTCACCCCGATCATCCGATTCGCGCAGACCCAACAGGCCACGGTCATACATAGCCTGCCAAGTCGCAAGACGAGCATCATTCATCAGATACGGCTCGGCCTCTGCAAGACTTCCATACAACAGAAGGTCAGGACAGTTCGCAAGAAAGACGTTAGACGTATTGGCGTCACTCAGAAACGCAGGCGCAGCGTAGTACAGAAGAGGCACAGAGTAGGTCGTGTCAGGCGTGGCACCAAACTTAATCTGACTCGACAGAATCGTGTAGTAGTTTGGCTTGTTCTGTTCGTATGTGCGACCGTTGCGCTCAAGGGTTGACGGTGTGAGATACGTCAACGTCCAGGTAGGGTCGCCATCGATATAGATGTTCTTGAGTTCAAGAAAGTCGCTCGGCAGATTGACCGTTGATGTGCCGCCAGTCGTGGTTAGCGTGGTCGACAGTAGCATTTGCCGGATGCGTAGCTCACGGCGCAGTCGAATCTCAGCAAACTGGATAAAGTCAGGAATCTGACTGGTAAGGTCACTTCTTGCGAGATAGTTTGCGACGCTGGTCTTTAGGTCGCTGTACGTTGTGATTGCCATGTTTTACGTCATCCCATCCAAACGTCCTCGCCCCGGTATGTCCAATGTGCATAGACAAATCGTGGTCAACGTGAACGGGAATGTCGCTTTCTAAGCACTTCACACAGAAAGTAACGTCTTCCCCGATAACCCCACCATGATCCGTCCAGATAACGTCATGCCAAGGTTGCGGAACTTTCTCAAAGACTTCTCGCCTGATTAGTGTAACACCGAACCCTACCGCTGTCACCTGTTCTATGCCCGTTTTACCCCTCGATTCAACCTTGTGCCAGACCTGAGATACCTCTGCACCTTTCTTGATTTCCAGGTTTAGAGCAGTCGGCAATACAGGCTCTCTACGGGTAGTTGCGTTAACTCCAAGAACCGGGACGTTTCTAGCCAAAAGCACCTCTAGCGTGTTACTCGGGAACCGCATGTCGCTGTCGATCCACAGCACAGCATCGGCACCCATTTCTAACGCTTCGTGAGCTAGTTTCTCTCTCTGCGTAAATATCAACGTACCAGGCATCTGTAACAGTTCAATCTCGACTTTGCCACGTTTGGCTTCGTATTGAACTAATTTGGCAAGGTCAAAACAGAACCCGGCCATAACCTCATCACGACATGGTACGCAGATAGCTACTTTCAAATTGTCCCCGGATGCGTTCTAAAGAAACGGTTATCAGGATCGTTCAAGAATGCTTTGAATCGCGTCTGATCGATGACAGTAAACCCCTGCATGATCTTGTCACGGTTCAACTGATCGACAACAGTAAGAGGCAGGCGTGCAACGTGGGTAATGACCTCATCGAACTTACCGTCTGAGTCATTGTATTGCCGCTTGTTAGCATCGATGATTTTAGAAACATCCTGCCTTGTTTCCAGAATCACCCCGTCATCAGTCTCATGTGCGACTGTATAACGTCCATCTTCAACTGAGAATAATTTCATGTAAACAGGGGAGAGGTTGCCCCCTCCCCTCCCTAGCTTACAGCGCCGGGTTTAGATCGGCCGCCAGACCATGAGCTGCCTCGTTACGCATCTCGAGGGTGAACTCAGCAAGAAGCTGGGTCATCTCGCTATCGCCCGTCTTAGCCAGATCATTGGTGGCAAACGGACGCAGATACGCAACAGCAGCATACTCAGGATCGATCAGGAACGCATCACGGGTACGGATGAAGCGATCAGGCGTGACCGACAGCGTGCCAAAGTCCGACATATAAACGTCAGCAGCACCGATAATCGTCGTCGGCTGGTCACCAGGCGCCATGTAACGCTGGGCAGCAATACCGGCGAAAGCAGACACCTTCTGCTTCAGACCCGAATTGACAACCAGCATCGTGGGATTACCACCGCTGTCGAACACTTCAGCAACAACAGTCTTCAGGATTGCCTCGGTAAACGTGCGGGTGGCACCATCCGAGCGGGTCGATACACCAATCGTCGTGGGATCGGTGCCA